CCGCCGAGGGCCTTGAACTTCGCCTCGAAGAACGGCCACAGCGGACCGTCGGACTGGAACCAGAGGTGCCCGGCGCGCGCGAACCGCCAGATCCTGCACGCCTCGAGCTGCGTCAAGGCATCGATCTTCTTCCGCTCGACGGTGATCTCCTCGACGGTCATGTCAACTGCCGCTTTTTCCTTCACGCGACTCTCCGCATCCGCCGCGAGCCAATCAGCTTGCGCGCGCGTCCGGTAAACCTTATGACGCGCTGCTGCCACTTCATGAGTTCGCCCACGGTCTTCCTTCCGTGGTACGTCATCGACTGGTAGCACGCTTGGCAAAGGCCTACGTAGGCGGCTTGCTCCCAGCAGCCGGAAACCGAGCACGGACCCTTCGGCGTGTACGTTCTCTTTCTTCGTTTCATCATTCCTCCTTTACTTGTTGGCTTTCTTGAGGACTCGAATCGCGCGCCGAACCGCCTTGTCCCATTCCCATGACCTGCGCAGCAGCGCTTTGAATCCCCTCCACCGCTCAGACATAAGGCAGAGTCCCTCCTTTCAGACTTTCTCGACTCTCAACGAATACCGTCCAACAGGATCTTCTTTGCACCACTTTCTTTTTACCCACGGCGGGTACGGGTGGAAAGTTTTCTTTGACCATTTCCCTTTGATGAGGTAGTCGCCGCACAGGGCCTCCTCGGTTCCACGGAAGCGTTCGTCAATGCGTCTTTTGACGCGCGCAAACTGCTCGGCGGCCGGCTTCAGTTTGACATACTCAGCAAGGTAGTCCTCGAACTCCTCGTCGACAATGATGCCAAGCGGATCCTGCCGGAGCTCCGGGAAGCATTCCTTGCCCTGCCACCAGCACCGGTTGCAGAGGTCCGGCCGGTCGACGCCTTGCGGAGGTTCGCTTCCCGTCGATGCGTGGAGGCACGCGGTCTCAGACAGCCCGAGCCACTTCTCGACGGTGTCGAGATGGTCCTTGAGGTAGACCTCCGTGACCTTGGGGAAGCCGGGGCCGTCCGCCCAGAGAAGTCCGTACTCGTAGTCCTTGCGCGCCTCGTCCTTCAGCGACAGCCCGAACAGGTAGCCGAGGATCTGCGAGACGGCGCCCGCGGTCCACACGTTCGCCTGCATTGACTCGACAGAATCCGCTTTCTGCCACAGTGAGTCGCGCCACTTCTTGATCTCTATTGGCACGCGCGTCCCATCGCTGAACCGTATCTTGCCATCGATCTTGCCGGTCAGAACGACGTTGCCGTCCTTGCCGGTGATGGAGACGCGCTCCTGCCCGCCCTCGAAGTGGAACGGAGGATCCGCGAGCGCGCCGATGTGCGTCAGCGTTGAGGTCCACCACGCCTCCATATGGTTCCCGCGGTCGAACCTGACCTGGCGCTCGACGGTGATCTTCTCTCGCTTGCCGGCGTCGACCATATCATGGTAGAGCTTTCGCGCGCAGGGAATGTAGAGTCCACTGGCGTAGACGTTCTTCGGCCGGTAGTCTGGGTCGTCGCGGGAGTCGATTTTGCGCTGGAAGTGTTCGGTGACGCTGGCGAGCAAATGTTCGGTGTTCTTTTCCACGTGTCCCTCCTTGTAAATTATGACCGGCCGCTTCGACCGCTTAGCTGCGCTAGACTAAGACGTCCAGACGTTTCCTTCTTAGCCTTGATCCGGGTGCCACCCGGTTGCCTCATCGCGACCGGCCATGATTTTACTTTTTCTTTTCTGGGTTCTCCTTCATATTTTCGAGCTCTCCGCAAATCTTCTTGTAGCTCACGGGGTCGAGGTCCTTCGTGTGCTCGTACCCTCCGGCCTTCAGCATGCCGCGGACGACGTCTTGCGATCCCTCCTCGTCAAGCCCCATTGCCCGCCCGGTCGCATAAGCTATCGCCCAGAGACGGCTGACTTGCTTTGGCGTGATCTTCGCCCCTCCGCTCGCGCTGCGCTGCTGCTCGCGTTCCTTCTTGGTGCCTCCGCCGATTCCGTCCTGCGCTGCCCCGGTGTCCTTGCCGTACTTCTCGAGCTGCCGCGACGTAATCTTCGACTTTCCGGAGAGCATGAGATAGATTTTCTTGCGAAGCAGGGTGTACGTAGAGTCCTTGAGGTCGCTCATCATGGAATCCGCGTGCACACGGTCGCCGCCCGACTTCATCGTCCCGCGCCCGATAAATCCCTCAGACGTCCGGCGCGAGGCCCGGACGAACTCGACGGTCTCCCCTGTCCGCGCGCAGTGTCCGCTTCCCCAGATTTCCGCCTCCCACACGCCTTCCTTGATTTCCGTGATGCGCGGGGTCGGGATCCCGCTCTCGTCTTTCGGCAATACGTTGAAGACCGAGATGCCCCAGATCTTCGAGAGCTCCAGCGACGCCTGGAAGTCCGGACGGAAGATCGCGTTGCCGTCCGTGTCCGTGTACCGCGTCAGGAACTCAGGCTGCAGGCGCTTGTAGAACAGCGCGTCGAACCGCTCGAAGAACAGATCCATCCGCTGGGCGAGCTGACCGGGGTCGTCCATGTTGAGGTCGCGCATCGCGAGGTCGTACAGAGTTTGCCCACGCCTCACGATCGCGCCGCCCTTCATGCGCGGATGGTCAGCTTCCGCCTCAATCGCGGCCGGTGACTCGTCTCCAGGTGGTTTGGTCTCTGGCACAAAAACCTCCGGTTCGATTGCTTCAGTGCGTGGTTCCGACTCTGACATTCCGTCCCTCCTCTGGTTGCGGCCCGTAAAAGTTTAGTTGATAGCCCTCTCTATAAAGGACTGTTCGACCAACCATCTCGCGCCGCAACGTTTTTATTTTACGGCTCTTGAACCATCGTTCCCACTTCTCAATGATACCAAGCTCATCGTTTCTGCAGGGCATTATGATGATAAAGTAGCCGCTGATGAATGGCCAAAACACTCTCTTGCCGTAAACTGATTTGCTCATGGTTGCAGTATACGCCGGAAAAAGTGAAAGCGCGCAGAAGTAGTGCCAAGTAGTGCCAAGTAGTTTTCCGATCGTCGGCCAAGTCGTGGTATAAAGTCATTGGAGGTTGGGTCTGTACCGTTCTATTCATACGAAGTTCTGGACTGATCCCGTTACGCGGATGCTCAATCACAACGAGCGCTGCGTGTTCATCTACTCGCTTACGTCTCCGTGCTCGCACCTATCCGGGATTTATCCGCTTCCCATGTCGACGATCTCGCGCGACGTCGTGATCTCGCCGGGAAAGGTCTCTGACGCATTGGACGGCTTGGAGCGCGCGCTCAAAGTGTTCTATGACCGCATGACGGAGGAGATTTGGGTCGTGAATATGCTGAAGCACCAAGGCCGAGGGGAGAAGATCATCAAGGCTGCGCAGAAAAGTCTGAAGGAGATACACAGCCATAGGCTCGTGCACAGATTTGTCAATCATTACAAGGATAAGGGGTGGGCTATGGCGTGCCCCATGGGATACCCCACGCCATGCCCTTCTGTCAGTAATCAGTATCAGACTCAGGATCAGGATCAGAAGGAATTTAAAGACACAGAGGTGGAGGGCGGACCTCCGCTGCGTGAAAAGGCTGCGCAAAAACCAGACGACACGGAGCCGGTCAGGTTCTGGAGGGACGCGTTGGATCACGGCAGCGCGAAAGTCAGCCCGGAGCGGATCACCCGGGTCCGCGTATGCAGAAGGATAGGCTTCGACAACTTCGAGATGATGTGGGCGATCGTCGGATGCGCGTGCTCGGACTGGCACATGGCGCGGAAGGAGTATGAGGGCCAGAAGCGGCGCGACCAGCTCGCGCTGATACTGAGGGACGCGACTCACGTCGAGCGGTTCCAGACATTCATCGGAAAGGGAGTGGCGAAACATGTCATTGACGGATGGAGAGCCACGGGCAAAGCGAAGTTCCCGGCAGCGGTGGAAGGAAAACGAGACGCTCGCGACTGAGCGGATCCCCAAGGAGGGGTCGTACCTGCTGGCGTGGGACTTTGCCGACTTTGGCGGCGCCGGGGTCAAGACGTCCCGCTACCCGATACGGGTGAGGCAGGACGTGCTGTCGCGGTATTTCGAGAACTGCGAGCTGGACCGCGACGATTTCCGGAGGGCCGGTAACATGGGCCCGGTGCCGCCGTGCATGGCGAACCTCGAGGACCGCAAGGGGATCCGGTGCTCCGTCAAGACGATCGTACGGTGCGCGAGGCTGGGTAACGGCGTCGAGTTCGACAAGGCGATCGAGGAGGCGGAGGTGACGCGGGAGGAAAGGGAGGCCATGAAGGAGGAGGCACGCGAAGGGCTGAGGGACGACGAGAAGTGCGTCACGTGCGGCGGCGCAGGGCATATCCTGGCCGATCACCAAGTGACCGGGGAGAACCTCGCCACGAGCAACTGCGATCACTGCAAGGGGAGCGGTCGCCAGAACGAGGTGGACGTTCCGTTCTGAAAAAAGGGGAATGTATGATTAAAGATCCACTAGATGAAGTGGAAATTTCTGGATGGAAATACAAGTCAAAATATAACAAGTATAACAACGATTGGATCGTGTGGCCCAATCCTGAAAGACCGAATAGAGCGGGAATGCTTCGACTTGTTAGTCTTATTTCAGAGCGCGAGGCTCGTAAGGCTATTGTGGATATGTTGCGGATACTTTATACTTTGCCCTGCGATAAAGAGGGTGTGTTCACCGAAATGCGATTGCTAGCCGATTGTATTGAAGGTGGGGAGAAATATCGAAGGAGGGAAGATTATGGCGAAAAAGAAGTCAGTTGACCGCGGGACCGTCGCGCACGATAAATATCGGTGCGCGATGAAGAACTGCCGCGCGAGCTGGTGCGGCGGGTGTGGGTCGTCAGTGAACGAGATCAAGTGCCCGTTCTGCGGAAGCGGGAAGGTGGCGCCGGAGACGACGGAGGAGCGCGGGGCCCAGGCGGCGCGTGACGTTAAAGCGACGGAGTCGCAGGACTACCGGGGAGGCGGGCCTCGGAGGCCGGAGCCTGGACCGCCAGAACCGGAAAGCCCGCCGGACTCTGATTTCGACGGAGAGGTGCCATTCTGAATTATAGGTAAAGGAGGTAGTATGCCTATCAGGAGGATATACGTCGCGAGTAGCTGGCGTAATGAGTTCCAGCCCGCAATTGTCAATATATTGCGGAGGGCCGGCCACGCCGTATTCGACTTTCGCAATCCAGGAAACAGTCTCTCCGGTCAGTTTTTCAAGGCGAATGCGGCCGGTCTTTCGGGGGGGTTCCACTGGTCGGAGATCGACAAGAACTGGAAGCAGTGGAGCGTGGAGCAATACGTCGCAGCCATGTCCAATTCGCTCGCAAGGAAGGGGTTCACGCAGGACATGGTCGCGCTCACCAAGTGCGACACCTGCGTGCTCGTTGCCCCGTGCGGAAGGAGCGCTCACCTTGAGCTGGGGTTCGCCGCGGGCGCCGGGAAGCGGACGGTGATCCTGCTCCTGCCTGGGGCCATGCCCGTGATGGATCCTGAGCTCATGTACAAGATGGCGACGATATGCACGTCCGTCAGCGCGCTCGTCAATTTCCTTGACCTGGTGCCGCGATGGAGATAAACGTCAACATCACCATTCGGAAGGCACCGCCGCCACGGTCTCATTCTTCGCACGTTGAATCCGCGGCGTGGAGAGGGAAGCCCACGATAGTTGACGCGCAAGGAAAGCCGATTCCCGGCCCCGGGGACGTAGAGTGCATCGTTCCATGGCTCGCGGTTCGTGATTCGGAATGGAGCGCGTTCATTTCGGTGTGTCCCCATGGGCGAGTCAACGTCGCGCCGATAACTGTTCCTAAGAAGATTCGTGACTCGGGTGGAGAGATAACGACCGGCTTTATTCGAGACAAGGCGGTTGAGTTCGTTGCTGCTATGGATAAAGTGTTTTGCGGTTTGCGCGATTTTGCCGGTGATGTCGAAGACGCGAAACGCGGACAAGAAACAGACCCGGATGACGAGGCGCGTGACGACGCCGCTAGAGGTGACATATGAAATACCGGGCGATGATCCACTTGGTGCCATGCGTCTCCTTGAGGACCGGGAGGCCGGGGTCGCGCTGGATTCCGGAGTGGCTGCCTACCGCTATGGGCGACGAATCTGCGGAGGCGCGGTGGGTCTTGCTCGAGGAGGTCGGGCGCGAGCGAAAGCCTTATTACGCGAGGCTCGAGGAGGGGTTCACGATTCTCCGCGCTGACGAGGAGGAATGATGGCCGACAAGCCTGGCGACCCGCTAGCGGGGGTGGAACCGGCTCATCATCAATGTGGTGGTGAGTGTGGTTCGTATTTATCAAAAATGCACGATGCGTGTCCGAATTGTGGGTCCGTAGTTGAACGCCTCCTCCCCGAGCCAGCCGTGCGGAAGGCGGTGGTGGAGGCGATACGCAAGCAAGCTGACGATGAATGGAATCACGGCGATAAGTTCTCAGGTTCGGAAAGCCTGAACTTGTTGGCCGACCGCCTTGAGGCCGGAGGTGACGAGGAATGAACCAAAAGATTATCGAGACAGCCAAGCGAATACTGAAATTGGATAAAGAAGCCCAATCTGGACCATGGAATACAGGTCCGACAACAGCGGCAGGGGATGTGTGGATCTACCGTCAGGGAAGCCCGCTAATGGAACCACTTCATTTTATTCGAAGAATGTTCCGGCTTCGGAGTGATTCACAGAAACAGTGGGAACCTGGTGAGACATTTGAGGCTAAAGATGATCGGTTCTGGCAGCAAAAACAAAAGGATGCTCGATTTATAGTGGAGGCAAGAACAGCCGTACCGATTCTTGCAAAGGCGATATTAGATTTAGCGAATAGCCTTGAGGCCGGAGGGGGTGAGCGGTGAGTGAGTGCAAACCAGACTGTATTGAAACCCAAGACCATGACAGGCCCATAGATTGCATCGTGACCGACCGCCCCGACCCGAAGGCCAAGGGACCTAGCGGCGCGTTTTGCAACGAACCTGTTTGTCCGGGGAATCACCATGCCCCTGTAGAGAACGAGGGAGTGAAGCCGTGCGACCGCCCCGCCATCGAGGATCTTGTGGGTAGTCACTCTAGGCCGGTAGGAGGGCCACTCGACAGCGAGTCCGGTGGCGACCGAGAGTCCTCCATTGACTCCCTCCAGCCCGACCGTCCCGCCAGCAAGCCGAGGTGTACTTGTCACGACCCAGGTGCAAAGTCGTGTCCCGCTGACCATAGCCTTCGTGTACCACCCGCCAAGCCGACTGCCAGCGAGGGGTGGGAGGTGGTGCTGTGGTGGTGCGAGAAATGCAACCAATCTATTTATGTTCTCAGGCCGGAAAAGGTTTGTACTATTTGCAGTAACCCGCCAAGCCCCCTCATCCGCCAGTCCGACGCTCAAAACCAAATAGACGCATGGCAAGCCAAGTCTGATGCTCAGTATGAATTACAAACGGAACTCCAACGCAAGCTGATCGAGGCGGAGGCGAGGGTAAAGCGGAAACTAGAAATCGCTATGGTTGTTGGGGCAGATAAAGCCGAAAAGAAATTCCGGACGCTGGTGGAGGGGGTGAGGAAGATTCACAAGCGGTTGTTGGGTGTGACGGATGACAAGGAACTTGAATACTGCCTTGACGAACTCCGCACCCTGCTCGACAGTGAGGTGAAGGAGAAGGAAGATGGAAAATAAAAAAGAAAAGGGAATCCGTCTCTGTATTCTAGCCGCAAGGGAATTTGTAATAAAGGTCGAGACGGGTTTAGCCCAGAGCAAGGATAGCTACGGGAAATTCAAACGAGCCATATTCTTAATTGAGAGTGGCGACCGTGAGCGTGGCGACCGACCACGCCGGGAGGGAGAGGGCGGGGGGTGAATTGTGTAATCTGTGGTAAACGAATTGACGGTTGGTTTACACCAACAAAGAACGGGCCGGCTTGTAGCGATTGCTTGAAACCCAACAAAGGAGGGGTAAAATGGACAGATGCCAGCTGATTGACTTGGATCTCGCATGGGCGGTGAGGAGACTGCCGCGCGAGACGCGGAAGCTCCTGAAGGAGGAGGGGCCAAAGCTGTTCCTCGCGGGCGGGTACCTCAGGGAAATCGTGACGCGCGAGCCAGCATCCGACATCGACCTGTTTGTGCCGGACAAGGCGGCCGCGGAGATCTGGTCGAAGCGGCTCTCTGAGTACGCGAAAGTCGGAAGGCTTCCGTACGCGACAGACAACGCCCTAACCGTGTTCACGAAGCCGCTCACCACGCAATTCATCCACAGGTGGACGTTCAGCGACCCGTGGCAGGCGATCAAGTCGTTCGACTTCACCATGGCGCAAGCCGCGATATGGTGGGATAAGGGAGTAGCGGTATCTAGTGGTTCGTGGAAGTCCGTTTGCTCGTCGAGGTTCTATCCGGACCTTGCGGCGCGCCGGCTGATTTACACGGTACCAGACAGAGAGGAGGAGGCCGGCGGCTCGCTGCTGCGCGTCCTCAAGTTCTACCAAAGGGGGTACAGGATCCCGCTCTCAGACCTCGGCGCGGTGATCTCACGGCTGTGGACCGGAATCGAGAGAAAGGCATGGGATGAGAACGAGAGCATACGCGCCGAGATCGTAACCGGCCTGCTGAACGAGGTCGACCCAGCGATCGATCCGGACAACATCATCGGCGGCGAGTTTCAGGAAGACCTAGAAGAGGATCCGGCGCGGCCGGACACGCTGCCGTGAAGGTCACGCCTGGGTTCGGCATGAGCGCGCGCCAGGACTGGGCGACGCCGTGGGATTTCTTTCGCCTTTGCGAAAAGGAGTGGGGGCCGTTCGATCTCGACGTGTGCGCGACGAAGGCGAACGCGAAGGTTGGCAAGTACTTTACTTTGAAGGATGACGCGCTGAAACAGGAGTGGCTCGGAATATGTTGGATGAACCCGCCGTACGGAAAGGTCATCGGGAACTGGATGAACAAGGCGCTGTTCGAGGCCCAGAGCGGAGCCCTGGTCGTGTGCCTTGTTCCGCTGCGGGCCGACACGCGGTGGTGGCATGCGAGCGTGCCCTCCGCTGATGAGGTCGTTCTGCTCAAAGGCCGGATCCCCTTCATTGGCGGAAGCGGGTCCGGCAATCCGGGCCTGTTCCCTTCGTGCGTCGTTGTCTTTGGCCACAATAGGCAGAAGCCGCGCCTCGTCCACTGGGACTGGAAAAAGGATCTCGGCTAACCTAAGCCGGTGAATAAGGAGAATCTTATGTCTGAGCTCGTTGACCGTCTCCGGAGAAAGATCGATCTCCTCCGGGAACTCGCCATGGAGGGGACTAACTCCATCACTATCCGAAAGTCGTTCGCGGAAGACCTCGTCGCGTGTCTTCGGGTGGGCCTCGCGAATCCTTACATTCCGGATCATCTTATGTTCAACGAAATTGATCTCGCGGATCCCTCGAGCGCCCGCATCCCAAAGAGACCAGAGGACCTCCACGGGGCGACGATCTACGGGATCCGGATCTACGTCGAGGGCGCTGAGTCAAAGGAGAAGTCGTAAGCGAAGGGAGGTGATAGAATGAAGAAGCCAAGCGAGGAGATCAAGCTCGGCCGTTTCGTGCGCGACTCGGTCACCGGATTCGAGGGCACCGCCACCGCGCGGGTGTTCACCATCGCCGGCCTGACGAGGTACCAGGTCGAGGCCCCCGCCGTTGACGGGAAGGTCGGCCTGACGGAATGGTTCAGCGAGGAGCGCCTGATAGTGAAAGGCGTCTCCGGACTGCCCGGAGAGGAAGGCTAATAGCCCATGCCATGCCCCATACGCGCCCCGCCTCTATATGAGTCCTACTAAGACTCATGTCTTTTTCTTTTCTCTGTCTTTTTATCTTCACCTTACGGGGGACGGGAGTTTCTGCTACATGGAGACTCGAAGTGGATTCGCTTCCAGCCAACTCAACCCACCTGCAAGCCCTGCAGGTACTCCAGGCGGGTCCGTGATAGCTTCGTGCCGTAAAGGAATGCTCGCCTAACGTCATTCGCTGCGGCTCCGTCCCCCTCCTATCTTCTTTGTTTCCAATCTCATGCGAACTGTTTCCCTCGCGCGCGTGCGAGCAACGTGCTACAATCCTGCCGACATGAGCTCCAATGGAACACGACAGACGAAAGTCCGCGCCAAAAAGCCGCCCAGCTCTTCGCGTCCTTGTCCTCTTTGCGAAGGGGCTGGAAAGCTGAACGGGCGGAAGCGCAAGTTCGACGAGTTCGCCATCGAGCGAGCCTGCGGCGCTCTGATGGTGGGCGGAAGGATGCGCGACGCGGCCATGGCCGCCGGCGTCTCTCGCGATTACCTCTACGACTACATGGCGAAGAACCCCTCTTTCGCCGCCAGGGTCAAGCGCCTGAAGATCGATCCTGACGACCAGGTCGAGCACAACCTCAAGCACATGACGAGGTCCCATCCAGTTGCCGCGATCTTCTGGCTGAAGAACCGGAGGCCGGACATCTGGAAGGACCGCCACGACGGGCACATCGTGCACGAGCATGTCGAGTACGTCGCAAAGGTCGGCGAAGGCGACAGCATCGGGCACGAGGAGAAGGTACATTGAACGGTACGGCATCAGCACGCGGGCCTCTGGCATCGGCCCGTCCGACTGGGCGTGATTCGTCTTCTCAGCATTCCCGGAGGCGGGTCACGCTCACCCTTCCGTCCCTGTGGGGACACCGGACTGAACTGCATACGCAGGCCGGATTCGTGCTCGCTCCGGAGCGCTTCGGGATCTGCGCTGCCGGGACGAAGAGCGGTAAGACCATGGGCTGCGTCATCTGGGCAGTGCTGAAGGCGTGGGGGAAGCGGAAGCGCGTCGGGTGGTTCGCTCCGTCGTACTCGCAGGCGAAGATCGGGTACAACCTGCTCAAGGAGATGGTTCCGGCGCACTTGCGAAGGGCAAACGACGCGGAGCTGGTAGTGTACCTTCCTGTGGGCAGCGAGTTCCACTTCAAGACAGCGGAGAAGCCCGCGCTCATCTATGGCGCGGCGTACGACCTGTTCGTCATCGACGAGGCCAGCAGGATAAGGGAGGCAGCATGGCACGCGATCCGGTCGACGATAACGCAGACGAAGGCCCCCGGCAAGATCATCGCCAACGCGAAAGGCAAGGCGAACTGGTTCTTTCGCTCGTGGAGGCTGGCGAACGAGGGCAGGCCGGGGTGGTCATGCCACAGGATCTCGACGGTCGCGAACCCGTACGTGGACCCACTGGAGGTCGCAGAGGCGAGGCGCGACCTGCCGGAGAGGAAGTTCCTCGAGCTCTACGAGGCCGAGTTCTTCGCGGACGCGCAGTCCATATTCGGGGATATCAGCTGCCGGATTGACAAAGACATCATGGGCATGCCCAAGAGGGGCCGGGCGTACGTCATCGGCGCCGACCTCGGCAAGCACGGGGATCCCTCTGTCTGCATCGTGTGCGACATCGAGAGCGGACAGATGGTCAGCATGGCGATCTTCCCGCTCGGGCTTCCGTGGGACCAAGCGAGGAAACGCATCGCCCGCATCGCCACCACGTACAACGATGCCTTTATTCTCGTTGACTCTACCGGTGTTGGCGACCCGGTGCTTGATGAGATGAAGGACATGAGCGTGCGCGTCGAAGGGTACAAGTTTACGAACGAGACGAAGGACAACCTCATATCGGCGCTGATGAAGGACGTCGAGACGGGGCAGATCAGCTGGGGCGACTGGCCGACGCTGTCCGAGGAGATGCAGGACTTCCAGGCCACGAGGCTCCCCGGGGGGGCCTGGAGGTACGCTGCGCCGGAGGGGGCGCACGACGACACGGTGATCGCGCTCGGCCTGGCGAACTGGGCTCGGCGCGACCGCAAGACGAAGGGAAGCCTGCTTTATGTATAAGCTTGTCCGTGCCGTACGGTGTTTCTGGTTCTGCCTGGTTGTAGAGAAAAGTTGCGTGACCTGCAGGAAAGGAATGAAAAAGGGCGAGGGCTGGTGTTGCCGATGCGATCCCGATCAGTACTGGTGCGACAAGGGTCCGGCGCGACCGCCCAAGCCCCGGCACGGGACGGTGGGATAATGTCTGAACCGGGCAATAACGAGATTTGGAATACGGATACACCTGCATGGATTTATGTCCTAATCCTAGTGGTGTGGTCCTTGCCAATTATAGTTGCCTTGGTGCGTTCCTATGGATAGGCCGATGGTCGAGCTCAAGATTACTCGTCACGACGGATCCGGGGCGAAGCGTGCCTGGACGAATTGCCTGGAGTGCGACGGCATGCGGCCGCATCGCGTGATGAAAGGCGGGAGATTCGAGTGCATTCAGTGCGGGAACATCGTCACGGTGGAGGAGGGAGCCCCACATGAAACTGCTTGACAGGGTAAAGGCCGCGTTCGACGGGCTGCGGGGGAAGACCCTGCCGAAGCACCCGCTGATCGACGCGTTCCTGCGCGGCACCGAGGACAAGCGCAGAGACGAGAAGGTGACGCAGCCGTTTCGCCAGCACCCCTGGATCAAGGCGGCCGTGACGGTCGTGGCCAGGGCCTTCTCCAGGCCGGAGCTTCAGGTCTGGCAGGGAGACAAGCGCATCGACGTCGACCAGCCGGAGCACCCTCTCGTCAAGCTGCTAAACGCTCCGAACTCGCGAATGAGCGGGCAAGACTTGCGGGAAGGCACGGCAATTTTCATGGAGCTGTTCGGCTCCGCGATCTGGGTGCTCGAGACCGGCTCGATGACGCCGACGCCGTCCATGCCGATCACCGCGATTTCCCTGCCCAACCCGACGCGGATGGACTTCGAGCTGGACAAGATCACCGGGGAGGTGGCGCTCTGGGTGCTCGACAAGAACACCCCGCGGCGCAGGACCTTCCAGCCGTTCGAGATCATACAGTTCAGGTACTTCAACCCGTGGGACGACATCAAGGGCCTGCCGGCGATCTCAGCCGTGCAGCGAGCGATGAACCTCGATCACCAGGCGATGCGGCACCTGACCCAGCTGATGCAGCACGGCATCAGCGCAGGCGCGTACCTCGCCACCAAGCAGGAGCTGACCGAGACCGTCTCGAAGGGGATCCAGAAGGACTGGCAGCGGAAACACGGCGGGCCGGACAAGACCAAGAATATTCCCGTCATGCACAGCGGCCTCGAGATCAAGGGCATGCCGCAGACATCCAGGGAGATGCAGCTGCTCGAGCTGGTGCAGCGCACGACCAAGGAGTTCGCCGCGGGAATGATGGTCCCGCCGATCCTGCTCGGGGAGTACGACCGGGCGACCTACTCGAACGCGCCCGTGCAGGAGCGGATCCTCTGGGAGTGGAACGTGATCCCCAAGGCCCTGAGCTGGCAGTCGCGCATCAACCGCGATCTCGCGCCCCGATTCGGCAAGGGCCTGACGGTGACCCTCGACCTCGGGGGCATCCAGGCCTTGCAGCGCACCCTGAAGGAGGAGGTCGAGGCGGCGATCGGGCTATTCAAGATGAACGTGCCGCTCGCGGAAATCGAGGAGCTGTTCGACTTCGGCTTGAACCTCGACAACATACCATGGGCGAAAGAGTCCTTTGTCGCGTCCGCGAACGTCCCGATCCGCGACCTGCTCGGCCTCGACGAGAACGGCAAGCCGCTCCCGGAGGAGAAGCCCGAGCCGAAGCCCGTAGAAGAGGAAGGGAAGAATGACGACATCGACGGGGACGACGGGGGGAAGGCGGCCAGGCTGACAGGCAGGACTTTACGGCTGGTCAGGCGTCCCCCTCGCGCCCCTGCTCCGCAGCCGAAGGAGCGCGCGGCTTACTGGATCTCGAAGGGCGCGATGATGGACCGCGCCGAGGTCAAGGTCAGGCGTTCGCTGTTCAAGCAGTTCTTCATGATGCGGTCGGAGACGTTGGCGAGGATCCGGAAGGAGTGGAAGAGGCTCGTCGTCAACCGGCCCACAGGCAAGCAGTTCGGTCCGCCCCCGAACCTCGTCAATCACTTCGTCTTCGACCTGGAGGAGGCGGCGCGAAACGGCGCGGCGACGATCCTGCCGATCATCGAGGAGGCCGTCGAGGTCGCGGCCGCCGACGCCACACTCGAGCTCGGGCTTCTCTCGGCTGTGGGCGCCGACTTCGAGGTGTCCGAAGCGGTTAGCGCCTCCCTGGCCCAGATCCCGACACGGGTCAAGGGGTTCACCGGGAGCGTGCACGCCAACCTGTCGAAGACCATCGGCGAAGGCATCGCGTCGGGGCTGTCTGAGAAGAGCATGGCCAAGGCGGTCAAGACCCAGTTCAGGCTGTCCGCGTTCCAGCACGCGCCGACGATCGCGAGGACAGAGACCGCGACGGCGTTCAACCACGCCCGCTTCCAGGTCTTCACGGAGGCTGGAATCAAGCAGCACCAGTGGGTGACCGCGCGCGACGGCATAGTGCGCGAGACCCATATCATTCAGGACGGGGAAATCGTGGCCATGGGAGAGCAGTTCGCGAACGGGCTCATCCACCCCAACGATCTCGGAGGGGAGCCCTCAGAGGTCATCAACTGCAGGTGCGTCGCGCTTCCGCTGCTGCCGGGCGAGGAGGCGGCCGCGTAATGGAGCAAATGATGCACAGACTGACCGAAACCGAGAGGTGGGTTATTCGAGAGATTGCGATATACCTGATTGGCAGGCAATCCATGGGGATCGTCGCCTGCTATGCCATCAAAGCAGTCTTGGAATCGAAGAAGTAGAGGAGGAGACATGGCGACCAAGACGCAGAACGTCATCTTCAGCAAGAAGCGCGGGGACTGGACGCCCGCGAAGGCGAGGAAGTGGCTGGCAGACCACGACCTCAAGGCGGGCAAGCTCGTCGAGACCGAGCAGTCCCTGCAGTTCCGCCAGTTCGGGCGGGAGCTGTGCAAGGAGGGGAGCTTCGTGACCGTCGCGAAGGACCTGCCGACGGGAATCAGCATGATGACGTGCGACACGAAGCAGGCGTCCCTCGAGTACCCGTTCAAAAGCGGCGACTCGACCGCGGTCTTGAGGATCACCGGCGACATGCCGCACCTGAGGGGGTACGAGGGCCAGGTGCTCATTCGCAAGTACGGCTTCAAGCAGGAGAACGACGCGGACGAGGAAGCCGGCACCGTGACGTCGCAAATCTCGACAGAGACGCCGGACCGCGAGAACGACATCGTGCTGGCGAGCGGAATCCGGCTCGCGAACTACAGGAAGGTTCCCACGGTCCTGTACGCGCACAACCCGACTATCCTCCCGATCGGGACCGGGCGCGTGCGCATCAACCGGCAGACGAAGATCACTGTCGCCACGACGAAGTTCCTGGATCACGAGTTCGCCCAGGACGCGCGGAAGGCCGCGATCGCCAAGGCGCTCGGCTGGTCGATCGGCTTCATCCCCCTTGACTTCGAGATGCGCAAGGTCGACGACGAGACGGAGAAGGCGCGAGCGGACGCCCCGATGCTCATGCGGCCGGGGACGCTGTTCAAGCGAATCGACTTCATGGAGTACAGCGCGACCCCGATCCCGGCCCATCCGGACGCTTTCACGCTCGCGGCCAAAAGCATGGCCGGGGAGTACGGGGCCGGGGAAGACCTCCGGCGGCTGGTCCACGATCTGGCCAAGAACCGGGCCTACAGCCTCCCCCACCGCATCCAGATGGTGGACAAGGGCATTGGCAAGGGTGTCTCCGCGGGAGACGGCAGGGACGCCATGCTCAGAAAGGAACTAGAGGCCCAGAGGGTCTCCATGGACCTGATTGAGGGGATCCTCGACGAGTGCAAGGAAATGAGAGAAGTGCTGGCCGGTCTCAACGACCTCACGGTTGAGACCGCCGCCGCTGTCGAAGAGATGCGCGGCTTGATCGCCGCGATCGGGCCGAAAGCGAGGCAGCCGTGGTCAGGCGAAACCTTGGGCGGAAGCACCGCGTCAGTGCCGGAGGGGGTCGACCTTCGCGGGGCACGACGCAGGATCCGCCGAGTGGCCCGTCGCCTGAAGGGGAACGCGCAAAAGAAAGGAGGTGAAACCAAATGACAGAAGCAGAAAAGTTGCAGAAGGAGTTGCTGGAGACGCTCGAAGCGCTCACCGACGGCCAGACGGCCCTCACTGACCGGCTCGATGCCGAGAAGGTGGACCGCAAGGTCATGGAGGAGAACATCGGGAAGGCGCTCGAGAAGTTCAACAGCATGAACGTCACCGAGGAGGAGCGGATCGCCGCGAAGGCAGAGGCCGACAAGCAGCTGAAGAAGGTCACGCCGCTGACGGCGAAGATCGCGCAGCTCGAGGACCGGAAGTTCCTGCCGGCGTACCGCGACTACAAGGTCACCGACGACCAGAAGCTCGGCACCACGAAGTGGATGATCGGCTTCCTGCAGCGCGACAAGGAATACATGGACAAGGCGGTTTCGGAGCACGGGCTCACCGTGAAGACGGCGCTCGCCGAAGGGACTGTCGGGTCCGGCGCCGAGGTCGTGCCAGAGGAGTGGATCGCCGAGATCCTGAAGATCGCCGAGGAGCAGGCCGCCTACAGGCCGCGCGCGCGCGCGCTTACTACGACTCGCGACGTCGTCCATCTCGCCAAGCGGAACGCCGCTCCCACGGTGACGTGGAAGGCGGAGGCCGCGGCCGCGGGAACCGGCGGAGAGCCGACCTACGGGCAGATCGATGTGACCATCTTCAAGATGCTCTCGATCTACACGGCAGCGACGGAATTGCTGGAAGACGCGAACGTCAGCGTCATCGACGACCTCAACGACCAGCTGGCCGAAGCCGTAGCCAAGGAGGAGGACAGGATGTTCTTCGAGGGCGACGTATCCGGCCTGAGCGACGTCTTCAACGGCCTGCGATTCGTGACCGGGATGGAGGAGTTGTCGATTGGCGACACTGTCGCGTTCACGGCCTCGCATCTGCGGCAGACCCTCGCGAAGTTGGAGACAAGGGAGCTCGCCGGCTCGTGGTGGTACATGCACCCGATTGAACTGGTGTTCCTCATGGGACTCCAGGACAGCCAGAACCGGCCGCTGTGGCTGGCCGGAAACATCCAGGGCAACGCGCCGCCGACCCTGTACGGCTACCCCTACGCGACGACCGACGTCATTTTGCGGACCAGGATGGACGTCGTAGCGGACAAGTCGAGCCTGTACTTCGGGAATCTGCGCCATTCCACCATCGTGGATCGCGTGGGTACGACGCTGGCACAGAGCATCCACACCAAGTTCAGCACCGACCAGGTGGACATCCGCCTGCGGAAGCGGCTCGGTTTCGGTGTTCAGTTCGCCAGCGCTCTCGTCAGGATCGTCAGCTTTGACACGTCAACCAACACCCCGTAAGGGGAACACAAGTCTGGAGGCCCGGGTTTCGGCCCGGGCCGCCGACGACAGGAGGAGAGATGGCCAGGAAGTTTTACCAGTGCGTAGTCAGCTCCGTGCACAACCACGAGACCGGCAACCGCGTCTACAAGGGCGGGCACCTGACGCTCAACGAGAAGTCGAAGCAGACTGAGCAGCTTGTGCGGATGGGGTTCGTCAAGGAGGTCGACAAGCCTCTGACGAAGTCCCGGAGGGAACTGGAGAGGACCAGAAGGAAACAGGACAACAGGGAGCCGGACGACAAGAAGGATCCGGAAGACGGCAAGAAGGATCCGGAGAACCCTCCGCCGGAAACCCCCAAGGAGTAGGCCGTGTCCCTGCTGATCGCGCAAAAGAACGTCGAGATCGTCGTCATCCAGGCGATCTACGACACTGACGGCAGGACCCGAAAGACGGGGCTCGCCGGCACCATCGTGGTGGATCTCCGCGACGAAGGTGGCGAAGCAGCGGAGACGGTGGTCGTCACAGAGCAGGGCGCGAGCGGTTACTACGAGTTCGTGTTTACCCCGATCATGGGGAGGGCCGGCGGGTACTCCTACCAGCTCGACATCATCGCGCCGGACGACACGAGCGACGAGTCGATTTACGGCTTTGAGATCCGGGTCTTCGACTCGGTGCAGTTCGCCGCGACGACCGGATCGTTCCTCACGACACTGGCCAAGGTCAAGGGCTTCTGCACGGCGATGGCGGCCGGGGACACGGCGCACGACTCGCTCATCACGGACCTTATTGCGCGCGCGACCGACAGAATCGAGGAGGAGTGCGACCGCAAGCTGATATCCGCCACGTTCACCGAGCTAATCGACGGCGGGCACGATCCGCTCATTCGCCTGAGTAACCCGCCGATCGCGTCCATCACGTCGCTGCACGAGGACACGGACCAGACGTTCGACGGAACGACGCTGATCGCGGCCGCAGACTACATCTTCGACAGGGACAACAGCGGCGGGTTCGTGCGGAAAAAGGCAAACGTCAACTTCGCCGAGGGGTTTCAGAACGTGCAGGCGATATACGTCGGCGGGTTCGCCACGATACCGGCCGCCCTGGAGCAGGCCGCCATGACGCTCGTTTGCTGGTGGTTCTCGAACCGCTACAAGATTGGCGTGTCGTCAGCGAGCCTGAGGGAGACCCAGTCGACGAGGCTCCCGATGCCGTCCACCACGCCCGACCTGAGGGCCCTAATTCGCCCGTGGCTGATACCGAGGCTCCCCTGATGGCTCAGAACCTTCTCGACATCAAGGTGTTCGGCACGCGAGACCTGGAGAAGACCACAGAGGGGTTCGGCAAGCGTCTGAGGAAAGCGGAGAAGCCCCAGCTGCTCCAGGCCGGACTGCTCGTGGGGCGCGAGGCCCAGAAGCGGATCGTCGGGAAGCGCGCCACCAACCCGCCGGACCTGCTCGGCATCGTGACCGGCCGCCTGCGATCCTCGCTGCTTCCCCCGAAAGTCTCGTCTGACGGGCTGACCGTCACGGTCGGGACCAACGTCGAGTACGCGCGGAAGCACGAGTTCGGGACGAAGGGCTCCATCGCCCGGCCGTTCCTCCTGCCCGCGCTGGTGAAGTCGGAGTCGAAGATCATCGAGCTGGTCGGCAGAGGCGTCTCCGCGGCGCTGGAGGGTTGAGCAGTGGCGAGCAGAAGGCAGACCGTCCTGACGGCGATCGACACGGAGCTCAGAAAAATCACCGTCGTGGGCGGGTTCAACAATGACATCGGAGAGGTCGCGTACATATTCAAGCGAGCGGAGCGGGTCCACAAGTTCCCCGCGGCCCTCATACATACCGGCGGCTTCGACGAGACGAAGGAGAGGTTCCCGACGCGGTCGAAGCAGGCCGAGCTGGTCGTCGTCGTCACGCTCTACATGGCCAACGACGTCGACGGGCAGAAGCTGATGGACTTCATCGCCGACGTCGAGAAGACGATCGAGGACGACCCGAGGATGGGGCAGACGTTCATCATCGACACGATCCTCGGGGCGGTTCACGCGGTCGAGGACGAGGACACGGCCTTCGGTCCGGTCAACCGCGCGGACGTCGAGATCAGGTGCGTGTACCGCCACCCGATGGGATCGCCAGCGGGATAGGAGGAAGAATGAAGATCGAATACGTGGGGACGCTTCCGGAGGTGTTCGTTGACGGCCGGTTCCGCTGCGTCCGCAACCAGGAGACGGAGCTTCCGTCATTGATAGCCGAGCGTGTCCTCGAGGACCATCCGAAGGATTTCAAGAAGGTCAAGATCGGCGTCTCGGGTTCGAGGCCGAAGAAAAAAGGAGGATAGTCAATGTCACCGAGCAATGCTTTTGCATCCCACATCGCGTGGGGAGAGGAGACGACTTGGGGCACGCCGGTCGCCCCGACGAAGTTCTCCGAGCTCGTCAGCGAGTCGCTCGTCGGAGCGAACCCGCAGCTCCCGGCGGAGGCGGTCCGCAACGTCACGCGCCACCGGTTCTTTCCAGGCGTGAAGTCGCACGGCGGGAGCTTCGAAGTCGAGCTCATGTACGACGGATACCTGCGGCTATTCGAGTACCTGATGGGAGAGGGGACCTCCTTGCTGACGGGCGGAGCGCTGGCCTTCGAGCATACCTTCAAGTTCATAGACGCGCTCCCGGTAGGCTTGACCTTCGAAGTCGAGCGTGACCAGGTGGCCTGGCGGTACGAGGGCAGCCTCATCGACGGAGCGACCTTCACGATGGAGCCGGACCAGATCCTTCGCGCGTCGTGGAACATTGTCGGGCAGCAGGGAATTGAGCAGGCCACGCCCGCGTCGTTCGTCGCGCCGCCGGAAGAGATGGTCCTGCACACCGAGCTGACCGGGAAGATCGACACTGCCCCGTTCACGGTGCTCGGCGCGACCGTGGCCGTGGCCAACAACCTGCAAGCGGACAAGAAAGCCGTCGGCGTCGCAGACATCGTCAAGCCCGTGCGCGGCGACCACCGGGACATCACCGGGACGATCACCATCGACTTGGACGACAACGCTGAGCTGACGAGGTACCTCGCGACTCCGGCCACGGAGTTCAGGCTCGATCTCGAGTACAAGAACTCGGTCGCAATCGAGACTACGTTCTTCCGGCAGGTGTTCTTCGCGATGACGAAGTGCCACTTCACGGACTTCCCCGCGAACATCGGGGGAGCCGGGCCGATCATCGTCACCCTGCCGTTCACGGCCATGTTCGATACCGGAGGCGCGATCGACGCGTTGGAAATCAGGATCCAGAACGAAGAGACCGCGGTCGCCTGACCGCAAGGAGGCAGCATGACAGAGGGGAAAGTGGCAGCTGAAGCTTTACTTTGCTTTGGCCCCGAGCACCTGAGGCCATCAGTGGAAAGCAGGTGGATGGAGATTGGCGGGAACCGGAGCGTCAAGGTGCGGCCGCTCGGGATGACCGAGGCCGTCATCGTGATGCACGGGCTCCCGGATCTCGCAGCGCTCAATATGAAGAAGAAGCTGACGAGGATCCCGGAGAACATCGGTGATCACATGGATGACATCATCTCGCGATGCGTCGTTGAGCCGGTGTTCTTCCGCGACGCGAAGGACTCCGCCGAGGAGGCCGTCAACGGGGCATTGCCGCTGAGCCGTGTCGCCCCCATTGACAAAATCAGGATCTACCAGGTCATACTGGAGATCTCCGGCTTCTCGGACAAGGAGGCGAAGGCAATCGACCCTTTGTGAGGAACCTCCGGGCGCTGGAGAGCTTTGACGCGTTGGCCCGGAGATACGGGAAGAGGCCGTCGGATTTTCTTGACGGCCTCAACAGTTTTCAGCGTATGTGCATCGACATGAGGGCGGCGAAGGCCGGGGTTGATGCTCAGAAACGAGCGGAGGCGGAGGAGAAAGCAAGGAGAGCGCGGAAGGCGAGGGGGCTGTAGATGGTCGACAAGAAACTCGGAATAAAGATCACGGCGAAGGACCAGGCCAGCGGCGTCCTGAAGAAGCTGAACTCCGGGTTGAAGACGCTCGCGAAGGCCGCGGCCGGTGTCGCGGCCGCCTTTGCCGGGATCGCGTTCGCGCTCTCGAAGGCCGTGGCCCTCTCCAACGTTCAGGAGAAGGCGGAGATCAAGCTCGCCAACGCGCTGAAGAGCCTCGGCGCCAATACGCAGGAAACGCGCGATGGCCTGACCGACTTCGCCTCCTCGCTCCAGAAGACCACCACCTTCGGGGACGAGGCGATCATCGGTGTCGAGGCGCTACTGGCCTCGCTGGGGCGGCTTGAAGGCGAGGGACTGAAGCGGGCCACCGAGGCCACCCTCGACATGGCCGCGAGCCTCGATCAGGACCTGAACGCGGCCGCCATCATAATGGCGAAAGCCGCCGGAGGCATGGTCTCCTCCTTAGGCCGCTACGGGATCCAGGTCGACGCCTCGCTCAGCCAGACGGATCAGTTCAGCCAGGCCCTTGACATCATGAAAGAGAAGATGGGCGGCACCGCCGCGGCGATTGCCCTGACGTTCCAGGGCAAGCTGAAGCAGGCGAACGACGTCCTCGGCGACTTCCAGGAGCAGATCGGCTTTTCGGTCACGAAGTCGGAGACGTGGATCGAGATCCTCGACTTGATAAAGGCGAGGCTGATTGCGTGGACGGACGTACTGAAGGACAATGACGACGTGATGATTGAGTTCGGCAAGACGACTGGCCGCGTGTTCCTCCTGGTGGTAGAGGCCGGAGTTAAGCTGTCACGCGTCCTTCTAAACATCGCTTTTGTTTTAGCTGCGACGCGGTCGCTGGCGCGTCCGGCAAACAAGGAGTTCGAGGCGACAGCAGACAAGTTCAGCGCGATGCTTGACGGGGCCGTAAGCCTCGACGATGCCCTTGACGAGCTGCAGAAGCGAATCGAAGCGCTTGGCAAGTCCGCGGGGCCGGACCTCGGAGAGGGGCTCAACACCGAGTTGACCGAGGCGCAGCAGCATGTGCTCGACTTGAAGGAGGCAGTGAAGGCGACCGGCCTTGTCACACAGGAGCAACTCGTTGAACGGGTAAAACAACTGAAACTGGCGTGGGAAGCCGCGAACCTTGAGTTTGACGTAACCAGCCAGAACGCGGAACTGCTCGCAGCGAACATGCTCAGGCTGACTGAGCTAGCCAACGAGTTGAGAGAACTTGGCATAGATGTTGGCAGCGCATTCGCTAAAGCCGGAGTGACTATCAAGAATAAGGTCGGCGGAGGTCTCCAGTTCGCGGCCAATCTCGCTGCGCAGTTCAGCGCGACGTTGACGCGCGCGGCGTTGCAGGGGGACCTTTCATTCCAGAAGTTCTTCAAGCAGCTGCTGATTGACCTCGCGGCTGCCATCGTTCAGGCGACAATCCTCGCCGCGATCCTGTCGGCGGTCGGAGGCGGTGCCTTCGGATCGATCTTCAAGGGGTTCTTCGGCATTGCTGGGGCGGGCAAGGGCGGGATCGTGCCGGGGTTCCAGCGCGGCGGGATCGTGCCGGGGGTTGACACCGGACGCGACACCGTCCTCGCAGGTCTGCGGCCGGGCGAGCTCGTGCTTCCTCCGGAAGTGACGCGCGCGATCGTCGATGCGGTGAACAGGCCGGCCGCGACCGCGACGTTCAACTTCGCAGGAGCGACCGGGCTCGAGGACCTGTTTGAGGACATCAACTCGCTTGTCGAGCGACGCGGCTTCACGCTGCTCGCAACGGAGACCGTGCCCTAATGGCGAAACCGGAGTTCAAGTTCAACACGACGACGCTCGCGTTTCCCGAGCTGCTGTCCGGATACCAAGCGCCTCCGCGGTACACCAAGACGCTGAACGTCTCGGACGGCTCCGTGCTCGAGGTCGTCGTACACAATATCTTTCGGCAGGCGACGATCGAGCTCGTGCAGTTCGATGACCGGGCATTCTTCCTGTCCCTCCACGCATGGTGGGCCCACGCCGGTCAGGGCAAGCAGTACTCGTTCGCCTTCGACTCGGCGAAGAAAGTCGATACACTGCTCGACGGCGCGGCCGTGTCGGGCCAGGCGGTCGTGCCGGTGACCTCGACGACCGGCATTACGGTTGACAGCGAGTACCTTCTCCGGAAGGAGGACTCGTCAGACCGCGAGATTGCGGAGGTCCTGTCGATCGTGGCGGGCGTGTCGTTCACTGCGAAGGCGAACCTCGTCTACTCGTACGTCGCCGGTGACCTGTGCCGGGACCCGGACTTCTTCCCGCGGGTGCGGTCGATCGACGACCGGCTCCCCGTATTCGAGAACGCGGTGAAGACGTTCACGCTCGTGCACCAGTTCAGGGAGGACTCGGAATAGCATGGTCTTCGAACCCAACGCGGAGTGGATCGAACGCAACAAGGAACTCGACAAGCGGCCGATCTACTACATCAAGATTGACGGGTTGACGGACAGGATCTTCTCGACGGCCCCGCTCGAGACGGTCTGGCGGCCGAGGACGAACTTCGGCCTCGACCCCGACACGCCCGAGGTCGCGGGCCACAGGCTGGACGGCGGAGCGGCCGTGTCGTCCGTCAAGGGGTACGGGTGGATCAACCCGATGGGGGACTCCGGCGCGCGTTACCGAACACCCGGCGGCTTCCCCGGAGATTTCACCGACGTCGAGCGGTCGTTCGTGTTCACCGACGGCGGCAACACGATCATCCGCAAGTGGATAATGACGGGGATCCCGAACGACGACTATGAGGTCTCGGCAATGTGCGGAGACGTAGGATTCCTTCAGGGGCCGCATCTGGTGGTCGTCAACGGCGTGATCATCATCAACCGCGAATCTACGGCTATCGAGGAGTTCATCATACGTAAGAAGACCGTGACCGTGACGAACAACCAGCTCGAGGTGAACATCGGCGGGCATGACTCCGGAGGCGTCACGACGCTCAACGAGATCCTGATAACGAGGAACTTCCCGGAGGCGCGGCCGCTCCTGACGCGGCCGGCCTCGACGCTGCAGCGGGTCGACCGGCTCCAGGGCAGGACGACCGTTGGCGCGATTCGCTTCGCGCTGCTCGACAGGGACGACGAGATCACGAGGCTCATCTCGATCGAGAAGACGAGCAACCCGGAGCTGACTTCGCTCGTGAACCGAAAGGTGTCGCTGTTCCAGGGCTTCGACCGAATGGACCCGAAGAAATTCGCGGAGATCTATCGCGGGAGGATCTCGGGCGTGTCGATGACTCCGGGCAACGCGTCCTACCAGTTCGAGCTGTCGGACCTGAAGAGGAAGTTCGGTGACCTCATCATGAAGAACGCCGAGACCGATGCGCTGAGCGTGCTCGAGGGGAACCTCGTGAACATCTTTTACGCCGTGCTGACGTCTGACTTCACGTCGATGGACTTCCCACTGGACGAGGCGAGCGGCTCGCCGACCGGCCTCGGGCTTGATTCGTCGCTCCTGAACCTGTCCGACCTGATCGAGGTGCGCGATCTGTGGATCTCGACGCTAAACCTGCGCTTCGAGTTCGGCAAGCCGGAGGCCGCGAGGACGTTCGTCGAGCAGGAGCTCATGCGGCTAATCGGGTACGCGGTCGTCCTCCATGACGGAAGGATCTCGGTGCGCGCGTCGAACCCGCCGCTGATCGTCTCGCCCAACCCGACGCAGCTCACCGCGGACCAGATCACCGGGCCTCCGGCTTGGCGCAAGCGGATGGACCTTCACTTCAACCGCTTCGTCATACGCGGCGACCACAACAACTTCGAGTTCGAGCGGGCGCTCGACGGCACGGCGGCTGCTGGCCAGAAGATCGTCCCTCTCGCGTTCACGAACGGGTACAGGGTCGACCACGTCTATCTGCTTCAGAGAAAGGACGGCCTGAAGGACGAGGCAATCGAGGTAGCCAGCATCAACGAAGGGGCCTCAGTCGTCACGAAGGAGAACCTCGTCAACGCGTTCACGGCCGGGGACTTCCTGAAGGCACTGCCGTTCAGGAACCTCGTGATCGTGGAGGACTCGGCCAACCAGAACGAGACCGACGAGCTTGTCGAGTTCGTCATCCAGTCGCGCGGCCTGCGGAAGCACCTGAACGGCCGGGATCTCGCGACGTTCATCGCGACGCGGCTGAAGCGCAGGTACTCGACTCCGCCTGTGGAGATCAAGGTGAACGCGCAGATGCGCGAGCAGTTCATCGAGATCGGCGACGTTCTGCTCCTGAGCCACCCGCAGATACCGGACCTGCTGACCGGGACGCGCGGCGTGGTTGACCAGCCCTTCGAGGTCATCCGCGCGGAGATCGACTTCAAGGCCGGTGGCGTCAAGCTCGTGCTGCTGGACACCGTCCCGCAGTCGAGGTTCGGCGTCATCGCGGAGAACAACGTCCCGGACTACCCGACGGCGACGGCAAGGCAAAGGGCCGAGGCCGCCTTCATGGCGGACCAGTTCACGAACCTGATGGTCAACGGCGATCCGCCGTACCTGACGGTATAACAGGAGGAAGCACGATGGGAGCAAGACTCGGAATCATCAAGGGGATCTCGGTCGCGGGAGGGACCGCGTTCAACCGGGTGGAGCTGGCTCCGGCGGCGAACCGCCCGGTCAAGATCCATCAGGTCTCGATCACGCTGGACGGCCCCCCGAACAGCTCGGTCGTCGGGACGCAGTTCGACCTGCAGAGAATGTCAACGGTCGGGACGGGGACGCCCGCGACGATCAAGCCGGTCCGTGAAGAGGACGCGACCGCCTTGCAGTCGACAGGGCTCGTCAATAACACCGCGGACGGGACAACGGCGGACCTCCTGCACGGGTGGTTCGTCCCGGTGATTGGAGGCCTGATCATCCCGTTCGATCCCGACGAGCGCCCGGACTGCAGCCCCGGAAACTTCATGGGTGTCCAGAACGTCGCGGCGCTGGACGGCAGCAGGAAGGCCGCCACGTACATGGTCTTCGAGGAATGAACTCGCAGACTCTATACCTGTGTATGCGCGCGTCCCGGTTCGTTCTTGGAGACGGTAGCGGATCGGTGACCCTCGTCATGCACAGGACAGGGGCGGGTCCTGACCGCGGATTCGACGTGCGCAAGGACATCGGCCGCGTGGCCGGGACCGTCAAGCGGTTCCGCGGGAGCGGCTCGAAGTCCGAGGCGAAGCGGTACTATGATGGCGAGCTCGCGAGGCTGACCGCGACCGGTATGCGGAGGGAGGACCCCGTCATTGCGGGGTTCCACGAGGAGGGCTGATGCAGGTACTCGGGCACGCTGGAATCGTACTCGCGCACCGGCGCAAGAGGCCGGAGGCTCCGTCGGCGCGGATCATCCGCGTCCCGCACATGCTTCTTATGCCCGTGGCCAACGCGAGGATCTGGCAGGAGATTCCGGACAGTCTCGTCGATCCGGACTCCGTCATCTCCGAGAGCCTCTACAAGAAACTGCGCGACCGCGACGAGTCGCTGCGGTATTCCCCGGTGGAGATCGAGTTCGCCGAGGCCGCGATCGCCGGAGGCGGCTTCGTCAACAACTTCGAGTTCTTCATCTGGGCGCCGAGCTGGGCCAAGTCGTTCATAGCCGAGATAGAGCTGAAGGCCGGGGCCGCCGACGAGGACGGCATGGTGCTGAGGGCGAAGGTCGACGGCGGGACGCTCGGAAGCGAGGCGATCACCACGTCGGACACGTACTCGTTCCTGACTTCGCGCATCATCCTCGCGTCGTCGGAGATCGAGACTCACATCAAGATTATCATCGAGTCGAAGGAAGTTAACTCCTTCGACGCGAACGGCAATATCAGGTCGCAGGCCGGGAACTCCCGGTCGCGGCTGAGCTTCGAGGTCGGCTGATGGTCGCGTTCCAGGAGATCCTGCGGCCGCGCCGGAAGGCGCACGCGCCGATCACCTCTGAGCTGCAGGACAGCTGGCGGGACAACGACGGCACGCTCGTCGAGAAGCCGTTCAATCCCGGGCTCGAGGTTGAGCGGGTCTCTGCCGCCTCGGCTTTCTGGCATGACTTCAGGACGTCTGTCGCCGACGGCCAGCGCACGGAGTTCTTCTGGTGGGTGCCTGGGCACGCCGGGATCCTCGCGCTGGGCGTTCACCTGATCGACATCAGCACGGAGGACAGGGAACGCTCGTTCCGGCTGTTCATCAATGACGGCGAGGTCATCACGGACCCGCCGCTTACGTGGGACTTTCCGGGGTTCCCGGATCCGTTGGAGGGGCCGATCATCGCGTTCATCGAGACCGACGTCGAGGCCCTGCGCGGTACCCACATCAAGGTGCAGTTCCAGGTGCAGTCAGACCTCGCCACTGGAACGGCGATGCGCACCGACGTCAAGGATGCCGGAATTACCGGGAGTCTCGTTGATCCGTTGACGATGACTCACTACCGCGCGAAGGGTGCGACGCCGAAGCGGCAAGGATTCGTACGGAACTCGTTCGATTGAGGAGGATGAAATGAGAGATTGGCTGAAGATCATTGCTGTCGTGCTGGCGGTATTTCTGCTTTCAGATAACACGAGCGCGCAACGGCGGAACGCCATCAGCAAGCCGAGGCTCGAGTCCCAGGACTTCGATCCCGCTGGAGACTGGAACTTCACCGGCCGGCACAAGGTCCAGGGCGGAGTCTGCCCGCCGCCGGCGACGGAATGCGACGCGGGAGACGGATCCGAAGAGCGGAAGTTCTTCATTTGCACGTCGGTTGAACTCAAGGTCTACGCTTGCATCGACGACTCGGTGGGGTGGACGGAGGTCACCGGCGGCGGGAACGGATTCGGAACGATCGGACTGGCGATCGCGGACGCGGCCGCGGACGTTTTGACCGTAACGGATTCAGTCTGGATCGACTTCACAACGACAGATAACCCCGAGGACCTGACCGCCGCTCCTATTTTTTCAGTTCTGTGGGAATGGGATAACGGCGCAGGAGAGACAATTCAAATTGACCCGTTGGCACCAATGGGGGCCGGTCCTGGGTCCGGTCTTATAGAAGTTACCACAGACGACGGAGAAAAAGCCTGCTTCGTTTGTAACACCGCTGCGGAAGTTGCGTCGGATGCCTTTCACGTTTACGACCAGGTAAGTGGGAAACGGGCGTTCGAGTTAGATGTTGACGGTGTCGCTGGTAGTACATGGTTTCATAATGTCTGTCAAAGCGGCACAGAGTCTTGCATCGAACAGTTTTTGTTCTCAACAACCTCTCCCGGAACCGCCGGACTCGGATTTAGAGTTAGCTTGAACGATGCTGCTGGACTTGCCAAGAGTATCACACATAAGCAAATAGCTCCGGGGGGATTCAGTCAACTAATTCAGGATGAGGCATTTGGAATTTGGGAATATGAGGATAAGAAACACAGGTTCGACCTCTACGACAACGCCTTTCTGGAATTTCACGGAAGTGCCTTAGTTGATACCTTCGGCGGGGTGAACGCCTATAACGACTTCGCCGGTACTGGAATTTATGAATATGGACCGACCTACGATTATGTTTCTGATCCGCTGGATGACACCGACTGGGTGCATTCCATCTCGGTTGAAGATGATTATGATTCCAATTTGGCGACCCCGCCGACGCGGGTGAACCAGTTCAGGTTCGGGGCAAGGGGAATGGTTCAGTACACCTCCAGGGGAACCGTTCCGACCATTTGCTTAGATGGGACTTCCTTCTTTTTCGATGCGGGTGGTGGAGTAAAACCTCAACTTTGTATTTGCGACCCAGATGGAGACGGCGACGGTGTTTTCATTTATGAAGATGGAACCCCTTGCGGTTCAACTCCTGCCGGTGGGTTTGGAACGATTGGAAATGCGGTAGCCGATTCCCGTGGTGATACGATTACTATTACCGATTCCAGTACCATAGATTTCACAACTACGGATGGTCCGGAAGATTTGACAGCGATTGTAATTGCCAATTCAATCGGACCAACCGAATTTGATGAAGAAGCGAACTATGCAACAGGTGGAGATTGGACTCCAATCTCAGGGAATTGGGATTTGAGTGCTTCCCCAAATGTTACGATTGTTCAGCTTGAAGATCCCGGCCAGGACTTCATTTTCTCTTTCAATAGTCCATTTCTTCGTAATATCAATATTACCAATTTAGGTTCGGGAATTGGTGGAATTATCCTAGATGCCGGGAGCTTAGTTGACGGAATCGATCTGGGCGCGCATACCCACTCGGGAGGGACGGGCGGAACGAACGTCACCGACCTTGCCGCAAACGCGATTGACGCAACCGGGGAATTTGCGCCCGGCCTTTGCGCCGCGTCGCAAATTCTGGAACGACAAGGATCGGTTTGGGCCTGTATTGCAACGCCGTCGGGCGGCACCCGGACAAAAAGCTGGAACCTGTTTACCCCGGCAACCGGTGATTCGGATAAGATTCAATGGTCCACGGCGACCGCGGTAACGATTACAAAGGTTTGGTGCAGTACCGACACCGGGACAGTAACTATAATGCCCGATGAACGGGCAGAAACAACGCCAAATTCTCAGGGGACGGACATATTATCCGCCGGGTTGGTATGCGACAACCTTTCCCAATCGTCGTGCGCGTCCGGTTGCGATGTCAATACCATTACCAACGGAACGATTGACGCATACGACCCGGTTTCCCTTGACATTGATGCAGTTTCAACCGCTACATTCTTGCGGGTTCATTTCGAATACACGGTGAACGATTGATGCGGAAACTTATTTTTATACTGGTATTTTTATACTGCCACGTTTGCATCGAGGCGGTTGAATGGGAAGTGACTCACGTAGCAGGACCGACGCGAAGTCGAGTCGTCGACGTGGAGTGAATGGATGGCGCGGAAGATTTACGAACGGAACGGGCCCCACCTGGCCGAACTCCATCCGTCGTTCCGTCTCCGGATTCTCGCTCTGATGGGCGTCCTGGCCCAGAAGGGCATCCTGGTACTCCTGACCCGGAGTTACGCCTCTAGGGAGGCACAGAGGCGTCTTCATGCGACGTTCCTGGCCGGAGATGGACCTCGAGCGGCGCCCGAGAATCGTTCCTGGCATCGCTACCGCCTCGCGATCGACGGGATCCCGTTCCGAGACGCGGACTCGGACCTGGTCCTCGACCGGGAAGAGTTGACATGGGACGTTGAGGTTCCCGTCTGGGAGGTCTTCGCAAAGACGGCGGAAGAACTAGGGATGCGGAGCGGGTCCTCTTTCGGGGACTGGCCTCACGTCGAATGGCATCCTGGTCTGACGATCGACCAGGCGGAAGCGCTCGGATCGTATTCACTCGATAACCTCGGAATCTGGAGGAGGATCTTCGCGTGATGGCATTCCTTTCCGGTCTGGAAATTCCAGATCTCAACTCCCACGGATTGACGAACCTCGTCGGCGCTCTGGTTCTCGCGTACCTGGTCCTCGACAAGATGGGGATGATCCGCCGGCCGAAGTTCCTCGGAAAGAATGGGAAGAACGGAAAGAAGGGGAACCCCGGAAACCCCGGAAACTCCGGACACGGATTGACACCGGGCGAACGGTCGGCGGTCTACGAGGCGAGAGACGGCGTCAATGACCTGGTCGAGATCGTATGTGCGAAGGACTCGAAGCAGCGGCCGATCATCTTCCAGCAGGCGGAGGAGCGGCACCGCGAGGTCATCGAGTGCCTCGGCAAGATCCAGACCGCGGTGGAGGCGCTGAGGGAATGAAGAAAAGCAGGGTTCTATTTACTATCCCGCTCCGGCTGCCGAAGATCAAGTACAGAAAGATCAAGAAGTACAAGTACCAGCTGCTCGAGCCGTACATCTTCGACACCGGAATCAAGATTCAGTACGAGGTAGATCTCCCGTTCGTCCACATGACCCGCGCGGGGACGTTGACCGCGAAGAAGGGCTACGCATGGGACGGGCCGAGCGGGATCTCGATTGACACTAAGTCCTTCATGCGCGGGTCCCTCGTGCATGACATGCTCTACCAGTTGGAGAAACTGGGATTCTTGCCTGTCGGCTCAAGGCGGAAGGCAGACGACCTGCTGCGGCAGATATGCCTCGAGGATGGCATGGGCAAGTTCCGCGCGTGGTACGTCTGGCGGTCCGTGCGGATGTTCGGTGGAAGGTACGCCAAGAAAAGGAGAAAGAAGTGAGAGTGAAACACCTGATGACCGCGCTGCTCGCGATCGTCGTCCTGTCGATGGCCTGCCCGCTTCGCGACACTTACCTCAATTTGCGAGCGGACTACATTGTCTTCCGCGAGATCGTCAAGGACGAGTGCGAGGCCGGGACGGTCGACACGGCGAAGTGCGCGTGGCTCAAGAGCGCAGACGAGGCACTTGTCGAATACGATCGGCTCGCCCGCGACGTCGACGCAGGGAGGCTGGAGATCCGGACCGCGATCGAGGAGCTCGAGGCTGTGATCAAGTACCAGCGCGCCGTGCTGACGAGAGAACCCCCGCCGGAGTAAAAAAAAGGCCGGGTGCTGGGGGCGCTAGCGCGTTTGCTGCCGCTCGCGCGAGTTCCCTTCACCCGGCCCCAACCTCCTAGACTAATTTCCTAAGAGCGTTGTAGAGAGTCGAGCCATAGTTGCCGACCTCCTTGCGAGAACCAATCGTGTCGTTGGTGTACCCGTAAGCCACCTTGCTCGCGGACGCCCGAATATCTTTCATTGCGACGGTTCGCACGCGGGAAAACTTCGATTCGCCTTCGCGTTGCTGCGAAATCGCCACGGATGCACCGTTCTTCGTGACGTCGAACTTGATGCGGCCGTGCTTGGTGGCCTTCCCAGACCGAGCCTTCGGAGCCTTCTTTTCGGGGGCCCCCTTCTTACCGTCCTTTCCAGGGGTTTCGGCCTCGTGAGCGGAGTCCTTGGCACGTTTCTTGGCCTTTTTGGACCTGTCCGAGGCCTTGGCTTTCACTGCTTTCCGGGTCTCGTTCACTTTTTCGGCTGCCGTCATGGCTGCCTCCTTCCCGCGGTACTTGACCGCGTGCGTGCTGACTGCGCTCCTGCACTGCCAGCTGTTCAAATGGATGAGAGCAAACCATGCTCTCGCTTCTACGATAGACGTGACCATCTTCCTCATGCCGAGGTTCTGCGCCTCGACCTCCGCGCGATACGCCAAGTGCGCCGCGGCTCGCGGGTCGCCTTCGGCGAACGCCTCCTCGGCCCGCTCCATCAAGGCCTTGGGCGTCTCGGCTTCTTGCGGGCCTCCTTCTCCCGCGCGTTCTTCTCCCGGACCGCTTGCCGCACGTAATCGGCTGTTCTTCTCGGCCCGCCTGCGAGCTCGAACGTCTCGCGATGTAGCGACGGTTCGACCTTGATCTCCCACCGCTCTGTCTTCTTCTCCCATTCTCTCGAGTAGTCTGTCAATCGGAACCACCCCCTCTCTTGCCCCTGACGTGAATGTCAACGCCGTGCCCGAGTTCCTGGAACTTATGGGCTAGCTCGTTCGCGCGGTCGAGGCTGCTCGTCACGTAGCCGACCGTGATGGCAAGCCCGTTCACCGCGCCGTCGTGCTTCAGCTTGAAGCGCCGCGCCCCGATTGCCGCGGCCGCCCGGTCGCACTGCCTTGTCTTCCGGTCGCTGAAGTTGTCGCCAGGAAGCGCGCGCTCCACGAAATGCGCGAGGACTTGCGGGCCGGTCGGCTCGGTTGACTTGAATCCCCATCTCTTCATTCCCGTCCCTCCTTCCACTATACCACGAAAGTGGTGAAGTGCGCTACTTTTTCTACCGGTCACCCGCCGGGCCGGCCGCGTACCCGTCTGCGCGGACCGTAAGCTTCCCGGTCTTGATCATCCTGAAATCCGCCTTCGTCGCCGTGAAGTGGATGATCGCAGCGTCGACGACGTCCATGTCGGCGGCGTCGATGATCGCGTAGATCGGATCCTTCCAGTGCTTGTGCGGCTTCACCTTGGCGAAGGCCTTCTCGAGTTCGGTCTGCGTGAACTTCGGAATCCGCCGCATCAGGGTGCCGGGCTCGACCACTTGCACCTGTACCGGCTTGCCGTTGCGGGCAGTCTTGTGTGCGCGGACTCTCTCGGCGTCGCGCCGCCCGGCCTCTTTCCGCAGCCCGTCGGTGACCCTGAGAGGTCTCTCTTTTCGTTTGCTCATGTATCATTCTCCTCTTTTATAAATTTTGTGATCAATGACTTGATCAACATCAGCGGACTTGCCCCTCGACATTCTGCGATTTTCTCCAGTTTCAAATATTCGTGAAATTCCAACGCGATAGAAATTGAAACTCTAGCCATTTGCATTCCTCCTTTTATTCGGCTGGCTTCATCAGACCGGAGGAGCCGACCCTCCGATGACCGGGGCGGTCGCCCCGGTTTCGCCTGTCCTATGCGGCGCGTCTCTTCGCGGGGATCTCCATCGCCTGTTCGGCTACGCGGCCGGCGAGCTTGAGCATCTGCGTCGACGCGAACTCTCCGCGCGCGTTGTGGGATCCGATGTACGTGAAGTCGTTGTAGAGGCCCCACACAGTCCCTTCTTTCTTGGCCGACCACGTCTGCGAGAACCGGTCGAACACCATGTCGAGGTACTTCTTCGAGACGGTGGTCTTCTTTTCGCGGATGGGCTCAAGCAGCGCGACGACGGTCTTCGGACCGATTACCGCCTTGCGCATCGCCTGAAACATCGGAAGGACCTTGTCCTTGAAGACCTCGGCGTTGGTCGTGACCGTCTTGACGAACGCCCCAATGTCGAGCCCGCTCGTGTGGAGGCCGCGGAACCCGTTGAACTTGATGCCGATGATCATCCCGTTCTTGCAGACGAGGCGGAAGGCGCCGAGAAGCGAGGTGACCGACAGCGTCCGGTCCATGCTGTTCGTCACGTTGAGCGTCATGTCCATGAGGTCTCCGCCGCCGATGTCGACGCGGACCGCCGGGAACCTGTACTCCGCCTTCATCCGCGCGCCGTTCTCGAAAAGCGCGACGCGGCGCATCGGCACGAGGTCCTTGGCCACGCCCTTGAAGAGGTCCGAGTCGAGGATCCTCGAGTCGATCCCGTCGAGCACGTCGTGGTGAAGCACCGGCTTGTACTTCGCCGAGACGACCGAGAGCGCCTCGCCCGTGTCGGTCCGGTACAACGTCTTCCAACCCTCGAACGTGACGGCCTTCTTTTTCGCTCCCGGCGCGAACTGCACGTCCGCGAGCCCGACGCCGAACTCCCAAGGCCGGTCCTTCCCCGCGAGCTTCTCGGTGATCGGCTTGAACGCGCTGTCGAACAGCCTGTTGTAGCCTTGCCTCGGTTCGGATGTTTGAGTTTCCATGCTCTGTCCCTCCAAGTGGATGGTGCCTGCCATCGTCAGATCGCGGAAGGCACTCCGCGATGACCGGGACTCACGTACGTCCCGGTTTCGGCTACAACAATAGTTATTTATCTCTCCTTCTCAATCTGCGCAAGCAGGGCGTTGACCTTGGTTTTCCATTCCTGATAAGCCTCAGTAAAAACCTCAATTGCATCCCCACTGGGCCAATCATCCGGTAGGTCTGGCGCTGATATTATTTGGTGAGTCAATATGCCCCCTAAATCCTTGATTGGAATTGTCATTGCCTGTCCCTCCTTCATTGAATATATACCACTTTGGCAGTTTGTACACATTTATTTTTCCGTACTACCCGAGCTCCTCCGGGGGAACCACCGGGAACGCCTTGCGAATCTTCGCGATGACCGTCATCGCGTGGGTGCCGTTCCAATCGACATCGAGTCCGGCGCGCCTCACACAGTCCGCGACGATACGCCCAACCGCCTCGGTGCCGGCGTCATCGCCGTCAAGTTTATAGAAGTTGATGCGCACACCTTTCTCAGCGTCGCGCAGTGTCTTCGCGGTTCCTTGCCGGCTGTAGAACGCCGCGCCGATTTTCTTCTTTGCGTCGTCCTTTTTCGCCTTGTTCCATGCTCGAATGTCCGTCGCGATCTCGTACCCGCCGCAGCTGCCGCAGCAAGAGAAGTTCTGCCTCGCGATGATGCGCGCGTTCCTCATGTATCGGAAGGCCTTGGCCGTCTGCGCGCGGAAGTCGTCGAGCTTGTCAATTTCCTTCACGTGAAGATCCGCAGCGCGCTCCCCCCCCTGCCATCCGTACCGCCTCGTTATGCTCCGTCGTCTTTGGTAGAGTCTCATTCTTCGTCCCTCCTGTTATGCCGCTTGTTAGCGGGCGTTCTTCGGGTCAACCCAATTCCAAGTTCCCTTGACCGGCTTACAGGGGCGGAGGCGTCCGTTGTCGTTCCACACGCCCTCGACCTTCTCGTTCCCTTCGCTCACGATGATGTACTTGGTTCCCTTGGCTCCCCTCAACCGTTGGTAGAGTGTCTGTCCGTGCCTGTTGGTCGCGACGATCTCGTATCCGTCGAGGGTGTAGACCGTCCGTCCGTTCTGATCTTGGGTCTTCTTGAAGATGTGCTCAATCTTCACGTTCCCTGAGTGGAGACCCATTCTGCGAAGCCACTGTTCCCACGTTTCTCTATGATCCATGTTGGAGTCGTAGATGTAGCCGTTCTTGAAGGTGACGATGTGGCGGTCGTCGTAAACCTTGATGCGGATTGCGCCTTCGCCCTTGGGGCATGGGGTTCCTTCATATTCTCTCGCGGGTTTCGCTGCGAGCGTGTCCTTGATTTTCCTACAAGGATGCTTCGCAAAGTCCTTGGCGAACCAGTCGAGGCCGAAGTCTTTGGCGACCATTATGACGGCCATGTCGAAGTCGTAGATCCCGAAAGTTCTTTTGACCATCTGCGTCCATGTCTTTCCGGTCTTCGCGAGGTAGTAGCCGCGGGCGAAGTCGATCGAGACGTCGGCGAGGTTTGCCAGAGTGGCGAGCATGCAGTCCGGCTCGTCGCCTTGGTTGTTGAAGCCGGTGAAGTCGCCGTAGTGTTGGTTCGCTTTCTTAGCCATCGTTTCCTCCATTTCGTTCCGGTTCATTTTATTTCTTAGTTTCATTTCATTCACCATCTAGGTAAATTATACCACCAAAGTAGTCTAATGTACATATAATAGGATAAATAGTTCCTTTCCTAAGTTGTTGAAAACAAAGGAAGAGCGAAAATAAATGAAAATAAATGGCCTTCTAAGACGTTGGTAACAAAGGACTTATATGGCCCCCGGCGGAGGCCTCTAATGGTAGGTTTCAGACGTGTTTCAGATAGGGTCCCGGAGCCCGCGAGGCCTGAATCACCGGAGGGAGGGACAGTCCCCGCGCGACGGTTTCCTCGCGGACTCCGAGTCAGGGCTTGATTCTATCGTGCCACATGTTAGGAAGGCGCGCGCGCTTTCCGTCGCGCAATAGTTTTCCGTCAATCTCGAGAACCCATGCTAGTTCAAAGACAAGTGACCAGCCGGAGACAACGTCGGGGCGCGGCTTGACTCTCTTACCCCATACGTGCAGCATGACAAGGCCTCCGCACCGAAGCCACCGGCCGACGCGCGACTCGTCTTCCATTTTCTTGATGTGACGGTTCTTGTCCTGGTCAAAGCATGCCTGCACCAGCATGATCCGCTTTTCTCTTCCGTGCAGTATCTTGCAGGCAAGAACGTCGCCGAATCCGTAGGCGTCGAAGCTGTGCCGTCCCGCGCTACGCTGCACGTTCGTGGCCATCCATCCGTGTCGTTCGAGTAACTTGATGCTGAGTCCGAGCGAAGTCAATCTTCGTCTCCTTCCATCAGCCTGATCCAGAGAGAACAGACCGCATGAGCGACGACCAGCGGGACGACTGCGTTTCCGAGAACGTGATGCCGGTCAAGTCGGTCCAACCGACTGGCCATCCCATAAGCCACTCCGTGAACCTCGGGTTCAGCCGCAGGAGTAAGGTCCGGCCGCTGATCAAGAATTTCCTTCCACCTATCTCCTGCACCCTCGCATGGCGGGGGGGCGTGTCCCCATCCTTGAACAACGTCTGCCCCTCCGGGTGCCACAGCCGCGCGATTTCCTGCAGTCCCGGTGCCGACAGCCCCTTGTCCGTTCCCTCCCTGTCGCCGATCGTCGGCCACATCCTCACCTGCGCACCCAGCTGCAACTGCTTCTCCTGTTTCGCGGACGCCACGAGAGTGGCCGGAGGCAGGCTTTCGAAGTCCACCGCGCATGGCGTCATCCAGTTCCTCTCCTTTGACCGCGAGACAGAAGAGCCGCTTACGAAGATGCGGGAACCCGCACTCCTCCGCCGTGAACAATCCTGCAGCGTGCCGGTAACCCATTCGTTGAAGGTCCCCTTGTACGGTGGAGAATCCGAGAATAAGGTGGCCTGCGACGTTCTCAAGGAGAACCATGGGGACCTCGCTTTCAGATATGATGCGAGCGACTTCGGGCCACAAGTGCCGCGGATCTTTTTCGCCAAGACGCTTCCCGGCTTGCGAGAACGGCTGGCACGGATACGACGCAGTGAGGAGATCAACGCATCCACGCCAGCGTCGGCCGTCGAAGGTTTTGAGATCAGGCCAAATAGGCGCCGGATGGAGGGCTCCTTCGAGCATACGCGTCTCCAGAAGTCGGACGGCCCTGAGCTCTCTCTCCACGTACACGACAGTGCGAGCATCCGGTATCGCCAGTCTGACTCCCATGTCCATCCCTCCCCCCCCGGCGCAGAGAGAGGCGACGAACAGTTCTCCGGATCTGGAACGAAGAGCCACGACCCGTTCCGATCCCTCATCCCCTGCTTTTCCGCCCATGTGAGCACCCCCTCCTTGTTTACCGCGCCTTGCTTGCGCAGCTCGTCGAGCCCGCCTCCGTCGCACAGCTCGATGTTCTCCGGTTCGAACAGCGGGCCGGAAGACTTCGGATCGGGTATTCTCTTATGTTCCATGTGTCTCCCTCGTTTGAAGCTGAAGCATGACCGAGACGTTGGCCGCGACAAGCCTGACGATGCGCCAGGCCTCGCCGTCCCTGAGCTCGTGCTCTGCTATCCGCAGCGGAATCCAGCCTTCGTCTCTCAGCCTTTTATTTACCGAACGGTCTCTTGCGCGGTTCCTGCGGATCTTCGCGAGCCAGTACGAGACGTTCGTTTTCGGCGGCTTCCTGCATCCGCGCCGCGCGCAGCCGTGCCAGAAGCACCCGTCGACGAAGATCGCGATCTTCGTTTCCAGGAAAGCGAAGTCAGGCCGGCCCAGGACTTCGCGGGGCTGGAGGACCCACCCCCGCAGTCCAGCTCGGACCATCGCCATCCGGAACGCCACCTCGGTCGAGAGGTTCCCCGAACCCTTGATTGATCGCATGATCCTCGACCGAGTGGTGAAGTCGAACACGTCCGCCATCAGATGCCTATTTTCCCAAGGCCTATCTCCCTTGATATGGCGGGCGTAAAAC